ACTGTCAATTTGGTATTCGGTTAAACCTGTAATAATGCACAATAATTTAACTTCCTTGTCCAATTCTGTCCAATCCTTATTCGGGTTTGTTATTATTGGCATCAATTGTTGGTATTGCCAAAGGGTCAGTTCGTTCCATTTCATAATTCAAAGTTAAGTCTTTTTTCTGATAAGGACAATGCCGACAACCATTTTTGCAGCAATACCCCCTTTTTAAATGATATTCTTCTGTGAATACCTTATAACCGTTTTCTAAATAGTAATCCATTTTTTTAATCCGTTTGCACTTGACATAATTGCGTCAGCGCGTTGCGTTAAGCTTTCAATTTGCCCGTTTAATTCGTCAGCGTCGTATGATATGTAATAACCGTTTGACGTCCCAATAACAGGCAATATTCCTTCTGACCTTATAAAGTTAACGATTTTACGCAAACGCGGTTCAGAAAATTGTTTAATTCCGTACCTTTCTTTTTGCCCGTTAATGGCTGCGACTATTTCCGCACCTTTAATTGGGTTGGCTTTGCTTTTCAGGTTTAAACCCCTGATAATTACAGGCACTAATCTTTTTTCGTCCGGCGTTAATTCGCAGGTAATTTCTTCAAAGTTTTTTATCATTGTATAAGTTTTAAGAAACGTCTGCCATTGCTAAATTAATCATTTTTAATTGAATTCTTAAATCTTTAATTTCCTTTTCTTTTAATCCCAATTCCTTTTCAATCTTTGCAATCTTTTCAATTAAGCATTCGTTTTCAAGGCGAAGCAAATATTCCTGACCCATTAAATAATTATTCTTTGTCATACAGTTAGTTTTAAAAAGCCGCCCAAAGTTCACCAAATTACTATCTTTGTTATTTTTTAATATTAAAAATTCTTCAGGCGGCGTAAGTTTAAATTCGGTTTAATTTATCCTGTTCAATTTGATTTTGTGCAGCTTCTTCAGCTTCACGTTCTTCAATGTCTTCTTCGTCTTCCCAATCGCAATGGTCACGACATTCAGGGCAAATATCGTATTCCGTATAATTAGTGTGTGCGCCGCAGCAAGTTGAGTATGCCATATTAAAGGTTTTAATCGTTACTAATATAATTCATAAAATAATATTTACCACCGTCACAATTTGGGTCAGGATAGTTTTTAGCGTCGTTGTATGCAGTTTCTATTTCAAAACGGACTTCCTGTTGCATTTCCATTGCCATTTGTTTTGCCCTTAATAATCCGTAATACTGAATTCCGCCTAATGTGTTTCTTCTAATTTCAGCGTCTAATTGATTAATTAATTTTTGCATTGTTGTTATATACATAATTATAAGTTTTTTAATTGTTCTTCAAATGTATTGATTGTTTTAAATATTTCAAAAGCAACTTGGGGAACTATTGCGTTTCCGTATGCTTTGATTGATTCTTTTTCCCAATAAGAAAAGGTTTTAGCGTCCAATCCTTCGGGAAGCCCATCATTTCTTCCACGTACTTCGGATTCAATCGGAAATTCTTGCCAGCTTCCGGGTTTTTCAATAAAATCCTTTTCACAATACTGTCGTTCCGTTTTATTTGTGACGGCGGCAAAGTCATATTTGTCGATTCGTTGCAAGTTGGCGTAGGCAATAAACCATATTCTTTCCCTTCTATGTGGCGCGTTGACGCTTGCAGCAGGAATAATAAACGGTTGTACCTCATAACCTTCATTTTCCAAGTCAGCGCACACTTCGTCGAATACCAACCCGTCGTTCCAACTAACAAGTCCACGAACATTTTCCCCAATAACCCAACGCGGTCTGATTTCTTTAATTGCTCGTAACATTTCAGGAAACAAATGCCTTTCGTCGGACTTCCCAAGTCTTTTTCCTGCAACTGAATATGGTTGGCAAGGGAATCCGCCTGTGAGAATATCAATTTTGTTTGCGTGAACTGTAAAATCTGTTTTTGTAATGTCATTATAAGATATTGAATTAGGAAAATGATAATTTAAAACTTGTTGACCAAATGGATTCCATTCGCAATGAAATACGTTATTCCAACCCGCCCAATCTGCGGCAAGGTCAAAACCGCCAATCCCGCTAAATAAACTTGCGTGATTCATAATTATAAGTTTTCAATTAAAGCGGTTAATAATAAAGCTACCGTAATAATTGCGAAGAACCAACCCATACCCAAAGATTCTTTGGCGTATTGCTTTTGCATTGCTGCATAATGTTCGTTTAATTTGTCTTGTTGTGTTTTTAGTCTGTTTGCCATTGTTGTAATTTTTATTGTTTCCACAAATATAGCACAGGTTTTATACAACTTCCAAACATTTTGCAAAGTATTTTCTAAAATTGTGATGAACGGTAAATAATAAGGATAAACGGTTAAGCGAAGGCGTAACGACCATTCCCACGTTTGATATTGTGGTTTTGCCACGCTAAAGCCAAAGCCATAACTGTATCGTCGTGGAATCCTGACGGCGCTGAATACCTTACGCCGTGTGAAGTAAACTGATATTCAAACACGTCTAATTCGTCCACAATAACACCTTCCGGGAATCCGATTCGTCCCTGTTGAATGGCTGAAGCCAAACCTTCCATTAATTGTTGCTTTGATTGACTTGTAAACTTTAAACCTTCAATGTTTATCCCTTCACGAAGCAAGTCTTCCAATATCGGGTCGCCAACCCCTGTTGAATCCACCACAATTGGTGCAGGTGGCAACCTTTTAATTGTTTCTTTGGTATTATGCCAATCCATTTGAAAGCGGTCAAAATACGCCACGTTGCCGTCCTTATCTAATCCAATTATAACTGTAAAATCCACAGACTTTGCAAGGTCAATGCCATAACAAACAATTGGTTGTGCTGAAATAGGTTTGACGCAGCGTTTAATGAATGCGTTGCCAAAAGGGTTTGCGCTATTCTCGGACGGGTTCGCCATATATTCCTGTTCAAATACAACTTCAGGTAATTGAATTCGTGCTTCGTCTATTTCGCGCGGGTTAATATGCGGATTATCGTATGTGCTAAATTTAAAGCTTTGCCAATCGTTTTCGCCCATTTTCATAAACAGGGAATAAAAGAAGTTTTTGCCACGTGGCGTTGAAAGGAAAACCGCCTTCCCTTCGTAGTCGGTCAGCGTCGGGCGTATGCTATTATTCCAACCGTCTTCAAGGTCAGCAATAAACGCAGCTTCGTCAATAATAACCAAATGGAATTTACGACCGCGCAAGTTGTCTAATCGTTCACCTGTAAAAAATTCAATTGACCCTTCGTTGGGACAATAGATTTTCAGCTTTGAAATATTGCTTTTAAATGGTAATACTTTTGTAAGGCGTTCAAAAAATACTTGCGCCAATCCGTATGTTGGTGTTATGTATGCAACATTCCCGCCATTTAATGCTTCTTTGATTATAAGTATTTGCGACAATTCAGACTTACCAAAACGACGTCCGCACATAACGACAATAAAACGCCTTTCAGCGTCCAATATCTTTTTTTGATTCGCGTGCGGTGTTGGAAGTTCTATGCGCATTTATTTATTTTCCGTATCGTGTAAAGCAATAAATTGTTTAACTTCTTTTTGTTCTTCAATAAATTTATCCCTTTTATTTATAATTTCTAAAAGTTCTTCTTTTGCTTCTTCTAATCTGTTAGTTCTTTTTACAATTTCAGATTCTAAATATCTTAATTCGTCGTCGTCGTGTCGTGTCGCCCATTTTAAAGCTTTAATTACGTGTTTCATAGGTTTGTTTTTATAAAGATACTACAAAATTGTTTTGCCGTCAACAAATACGACTTCAATCTTCGTGTCCTGTTGAACGTCAACCTGTTCTTTTGGTTTACCATAAACGCGTGACAATAAAGTGTCCATTGAATAAAGACTTCCATTATTCATTGACTTAATGATTGCCTTTGCAACTGTCATTTCAAGTACAGTCGCATCCGGGTTCTTTGTAACCGCTTCCAATTCTTTAGGTGTCATTGACATAAGCGCCTGAATTGAATCGTTTATTTCAGCTAATTTGTACCCCTGTTCTTTTAATAAGCTGACATACTTACGCGGTCGCCCGTTCGGGTTTGCCGTTTCGCCTTTCTGAAGAACCTTTAATGTTCCACCGTGTTTTTGTTTCACTTCCTTTGCCATTGTAATACCTTTGTTTTACCTTCCCTGACCTTTGTACGCTTTTGGTCGTGGATTGTGTTTGTTAAAGCTTTTTTTCGCGTGTCCGCACTTTCTTTTACCAAAATTAGTCTTTTGACTGTCCCCTTTAATCTTTGCCATTTATTGCCTTTTTATGCTTATCTTTTAAATATTCCAAATGTGTCTTTGTGTCCCCCATAACGACGTGACAATAACGACAAAGCGCCATTAAATTTTCAATCCTGTCCTTTTCTTTTGTTCCGCCCATTCCCCTTGCTTCAATATGGTGAATGTCAACCGCTTTGTTCCCGCATACTTCACACGGAATAAAGTCTTCAATTCCGTACCCAAAATAATCCAAATAAATTTTAGTATAATTTTTCATTAAATAGGGTAAAACTAAATGCGACAAATATTAAGCCAATTGCAACTGAATTATGGAATTGTGTATTTTCGTCAATTGCTTCACCAATGTTTATGCCTAACAATATGTTGCGCGGCAATAAATGAATTGAAATCCTGAAATTATAAAACTGAATAAAGTATTCCATTATTGGTTGTCAATTTGTTTTAATTTCCTTTGCGCCCATTCAATACCTTCAGTTCCACCCCACGCGTCCCACATTAAACCGCCGCAACCTTCTTCGTATGGTACGTCCTTATTTTGTTGGTGACGCTGAAAAGACGCCATTCGTGCAATTGTATCGCGTGAAATTGGTTCTTTGTTTGCTAATTGGTTTGCCCTTGCTTTGCCAACAGGTGTTCCGCATTCACCCCAACCATTTGTTTCTGCGTATTTTAACGCCCTTTTGGCGTTGTTTGTTGCTGCTTCCGGGTAATCTGTGTATGAATCCGCAGCGTAAGCGCCTGAAGCTAATATTGCCGCCCAAACTTTGTTTGCCTTTTCTTCTGTATCATAAATACAAGCACCTGACCCAATTCTGTATTTTCCGTTTGAACATTTAATTACCGGCATTGCTAATTAGTTTATTATAAATAGCAAAACGGCGTTTGTTTACTTCGTGCAAGTTGAAGTTCTTATTGCAATACTCGTACAACGCGTTCCCGTAGCTTTTACGGGCGTCAGGGTCTTTGGTTAACAACTTAATCCAATAATACCAATCTTTTTGACTGTTGACGTGACAAGCGGGATAAAAACCCTTGTACGGGTGAACGTTGCTAACAATTGCCGGGTTCTTCTTTGCAGCCGTTTCAAGTACCTTCAAATTAGACTTCATTGAATTAAACTTTGAATCAATTAACGGTATTAATGAAATATCTGAATCGCAATAAGCCGCCATATATGAAGTTACTTCGTTGTAATTGTATATTTTAGGGTTCAGCTTCAATCCGTTAGTGAATGCCGCAATCATTCCGTCCCAAATTGGCTTTTCGCCTTCGTTGTACCCCGCAATTACAGTTTTAACCGGGAAATTGATTCGCTTCATTGGGTTACGTAATATTTCCATATCCTTCCCGTGCGTTCCCGAACCTGACCAAAATAAACGAACAAGGTCTGATTCTGTTTTGTAATCCTTAAATTGTTCTTCGCCGTATGGAATCGCATTTGGCAATATTTCAATATTCTGATTGTATTGGTAAACTTCTTCAGCTAATCGTTCGTGCGTAACTGTGCAAAGGTCGGCAATACGAATCCACGCCAATATTTGTTCGGTAACGTTATTTAAAACATAATGTTCGTAAAGTATATGTGAAGGTTCAAGCTTCCAAAAATCGTCGTTGTCAACTACTAATTTAAACCCGTATTTTTTGCGCCATTCAAACATTTGTTCGGGCGTTATGTTTGCCAACATACGATTCATAACAACAATGTCATAATTCCCTTCAAAAGTTTCTTCGCTTATTGTATCGGTCATTAAACAATAATCCTTCTTCATATTTACCAACGGCATCATAATTCTATGATAACCAACCCCACTTGTTTTGCTCGTAATTGCTAAAATGCGCATTTAATTTGTTTTTCATTATGATAAATAGGTTGGTATTTTTCCCAAACTGACTGCGCACGTGCTAAACTTTCGTCCTTCATACGTCTGTATTCTGTCCCGTTGCCAACGTCGTGTCCAATATGGTCTGATTTTAAGTCGGGTAAATAGTAATTGGTAAACCCGGCAATGGTTGCGCGTTCTGCGTAATCCCTGTCCTGCATTCCGTACGGGTCATATTCTGTATTATAACCGCCAATCGTGTCAATTAATTCCCTTGTAAAGTAGTTATTGCCAAAAGGTGTATGTGTTTTATGTATTCCGTCAACCAATGGCGGTAATTCTTCAACGCAATGTATGCCAATAATCCCTGTTTTTGACACACGTTTTGAAAACATAACCCAATTTGACAACCAATTTTCGGGCAATAGAATGTCATTTGCCAATATACAAACGCCGTCGTATTCCTGTGTTATTGATAACCCGAAATTAACCCCTGCGGCAATACCTCTTTTATGTAGTGACCAATTTGCATAATGCCAATTATAATACTTTTGTATTTGGGTAAACTGTTCTTCGTCACTTCCGTTGTCAATAAGATAACAATGCGCGTCGTGACCACTATTGTAAAAATTCCTGTCAATAACCTGCTTTGTCAGGTCTGCCCTATTTTGGGTTAATAATATTACGGCTATATTCATTTATTCCAATTTTACGTGCGGGTACACCTGCATATTTTGTAAATTCTTCTGTTGCGCCTTTAATGAATGCACTTGCGCCAATCATACAACCGCGTTCAATAGTTGTAAATTGATGCAATACTGCGTTTAATCCAATATTTGAATATTGTTTTACAATTGAATGTCCGCCAATCTTTGCGCCGCAACTTATTGTCACATTATCCTGAATTAAACAATCGTGTCCGATATGTGCGTGTTTCATAATAAAACAATTATTCCCAATAAATGTAATATCTTTTGTCCCTGCGTCAATGGTAACCAATCCTGTTATAACATTGTTATTGCCAATATAAACTTTGCCTTTTTCTTCGTCCCAATGCTTTTTGTGTTCAGCCGGGTCGCCTATAATACAATAAGCGCCAATGTAATTGTTGTCGCCTAAAATAACATTTTTGCCAATTATGGCGGTTGGGTGTATAATATTATTAGCCATTGTTCTTTGGTTTACGTCCGCGTTTCTTCGGTTCAGGTTTAATTAATTCAATTCCTAATCTTTGGTCATTTTCTAAAGGTGTATTTTCAAATACAATGTTTTCTATTGGTAAACTTTTGGGTTGTTGCTCATACCATTTATACAACCTCATAATCATTTCGTACTTACACGAACCGCACCAAACAGACAATAAAAAATTAGGGTCTAAATATAACCTGTAAATATGTTCGTACATTTGAAGTTCGGCAAATTCAAGGTTGCGAATATAACCGTTCTTTGCGCTTTCATAATTCCCAATATTGGCTTCCAACCAATCGCGGTGTTCTGCTTTTATTTCCATAAATTCCAAATTAATTTTGATAAAATTGGCGCTATAAATCCGGCAATAAACATTGTTGACGTTATGTTTTGGATTAATTCAGGTGCGAAATAGTGTATTGGTGCAATCCACGCAGCCAAGCAACTTCCGCAATTAAATGGCTTGAAATTGATTTTCCATTTAAAGGGAAGG